CTACGGCTTTGGCGATTCAATTAACGTCCAAAGTGTTACAGGAGCTGCAACACTTGGAGACCGTGGTTCTAAACGTTATATTCGACTTTCGATTAAACGTAAAACAATTGAAGAAACGCATTCAGAAGGTGAAATGTCTTTTGAAATGCCAAATTATGCAGTCCCCGGCAAAACAAAAACTTTTAAAAACACATTAGGTTTTATTCCTTGTGTTGAAATCTTTAACAACCCTAAGGGTTTTTCAACAGAAGGGACAGGGGAGTTTGATTCCATGGCCAGCCATATCGTCATTCATGATGACATGGTTCGCACCATGCGGAAGAACGTGCAGTTCTTTGGTAATCCAACACTTCTTTCGTCACGTCCAAAAACCGATCTTATTGAAGCTGGTGGCGATGCTGTTGTTCAGCGACCATCCATTGCGGCAAACTCCGGTTTTACCGGATTAAATTCGTTAAGCAGATCCACGTTTAAATCGGACCCCATTAATCGTGGTGTTGACGGGCAAATCCGTGTTCCGCGAGTAATTGCAAACCTGGAACCAAATGATCGAGTTGGGTACATTGTCCCAGATGCCATTACGGGTGATCAAAATGCGTTTGCAAAACAATACAGGGAAGAGATTAGAACCGCTCTTGGCGGTGTAGATGAACTTGGCATTTCCGCTGGTATTACCGCAACAGAGTACAAATCTTTATTTGGCCGTGTTGCTGCTACTTCTCGCAAAAAAGCAACTGCTATTTACACTTACGGTATTTGTCGTTGCTTGGAATTAATTCTCTTCCAGGAAGAAAAACTTTTCCGCGAATCATTAGCGGCTATTGCAGGATTTGAAAAACCAATCGAACCCATTAGTGGCGCAACTGAGGAAGAATTGAATGCATATGAAGAAGCGATGGATATGTTTAACGATCAAGTCAAACGTTTAATGATGGCTTGCGTTGAAACCAAAATGATTCCACCAGGAGTTATTGGTTTAATTCCCGATGGAGACGTAACTGTCTTGTGGCGCTGGACTGGACCTGTTTACGACGACACTACGCAAGATATTTTGAACAGTTCAATTGTTGTTCGAAATTTACAAGAATTAGGTGTTGATAGCATTGAAGCACTGAAATACCTCTTTCCGGCTAAAACGGATGAGGAGCGGGCCGAGATGTTATCTGGGTTCCCGTTCAGGATGGTGGGTGAATTGCAGAATGCATATTCTCAATTTGCTCGCTTAGTGGGGGGCATGATGCAGACTCCTCACCCGCAATCACCGGATTTACCGATGGCTGCGGATCCCAGGCTGGATTTAACTCCATATCTGTATCGAACTCTCGAAGCTTTACAAAAGGAGATGAGTTATGCAGGACGCTACCGTCCAATCGATCCCACAGACGAGCCAAGCACCTACAGCAGTAGCTCCCAGCAGCTACGTGGTGGCAGCACCGGCTCCGACAGCGGTTCCAACACCGGTTTATCAGCAGGCGGTTCAAGCGCCAACGTACCAACCGGCTATCAGCTACCCCCAAGCGACACCTCAGGCGAGCCCCAATTACCAATCCGCCCCTACGCAGTACGCCCCCCAATTCCAATCGGAAGCGCCGAACAGCAATCCTTGGGAATCGGCGTTCAACAAGGTGGTGAATCTCCTGAGCGCACCAGTCCAATCCCCATTCCAGGGTCAACCGTCAGCGCCGACCAGCTACAGCCCGGCGAACTACGGAATGCCCAGCAGCCCAGCTACGCAACCATCGGAGACGCAGACTTGGTCTCCCAGCCCGGCCTACTCGCCCAGCTCTTCCCCAACTTCCTCGAATCCATCCTTAACGGACCTCGCGGATTACGTCGGCCTGAGCCAGGAAAGCCGCCAGGTGGTGGACGCGTTCGGAATCGAAGCACCCGCAATCCTAAATAACTATGCCGTCCAACTGGAAGGCATGCTGGATAGCGCCGTTCAGTGGGGCGCTGAAGCCCAGGGTTTAATTCAGCGTTACGCTCAGTTTGCTGTTAATGAGCATCAAGAGAATCTGGCTTATAACGAGATTCTTACTAATCCTGACGTACTCAGTGATTACACGCTGAAGTTCTTTGGTCCTGAAGGTCCATATCCTGTTTACGAAAGTGAGCGGCAACTGGAAACCCCTGGCTATCGCACAGCCCCGACTCAAACCAACATGAGCGAGTTTCCTGCTCCTCCTGCTGCCGAAGGTCAACAACAACCAGAAAACTTCTGGGGGACCTTTAGTGAAATGATGGCTCGCGATCCTCAAAACGCCTGGCGTGTTTTGAATAACGCTCAGCCAGCCACTGTGGCAAGTAAATTATTTGTCATGGAATGATAAGTAATTTGTATAAATTACCAACTGCTAAAATTTGTGTTAGATAAGACATTTTGTCTGAATCTTTCACCCGATAAAAAACACATTTCCTGCGAAATTGGAGGATAAAAGAAAGTGTTTCTTGATAACGATTTCCCAAAGATCTTAGGTGCGGAACTTTACCGTCCCCACCCTGGTTATATTGCTGAAATGGCCGTGGAGCCTGTGGTTGTCCACGACTTCACCCGTCAGCCTGGTCAAACTGTTCAGCTTGATCGCTACAAGTTCTGGGGTAGCCCTGGTACTAAGGACAGCCGCGAGCGTGTGGCTGACCAGACCATCGGTACCGCCAACAGCCGCAACATCACCAAAGAGAAGGTGCTTGTTGTTCTGAAGGAGTACACCGGTCCTGCTGACCCGGGCGATCCGACCCAGCCCAGCACTTTCAAGATTGCTCGTGAAACTCTGATTACCGCCCAGCGTCTCTTGCTGGATACCGGTAACTTGAATATGTTCCACCAGTCGATCGGTAGCCTGACGCTGCTTGACGACTATCGCCGTTGGCGTGACCGCGTCTTCATTGACGAACTTGCCAAAGCCGAAGCTAATGGTGCTGCCTCGACCACTCAAGGCGGTTATTATTTCCCTGGTGCCAAAACCAAAGACTCGTCCGGGCGTATTAAGTACGACAGCACTGAGTATGGCAATGAAGTTCAGCAGTTCCAGGTTCGTACCGACCTGCTGACCATTGTGAAGGACCTGCGTAAGCGCAACGTGCCGACCTATGCTGATGGTCTGTATCGCTGCATTTGCGATCCTACCTTCATGATGCACCTGCGTCGTGATCCTGACTTCCGTGAAATTGCCCGCTACGCTGGCAATCCTGGTCAGGGCATGTATATGGGCAACCCTGCGATGCCTAACAACGCATCGTTCTACATGGGTCCCCAAGCTGGCCAAGGTTATTTCCTTGCCGGTGAGCCCGTCATGCCGACCGGTGTTCAGTTTGAAGGCGTGAAGTTCTTCGAGTCGACCAACTTCCCGACTAAGAACATTACCGCTTCTTTTGACAACGGTTCCAGCTACTCCGCCAAGGAAGTTGCTCAGGGTTACTTCTTCGGCCCTCAGGCTATCGGCGTTGGTATTGGTGGCCCCAATGCTCAAGTGCTGATTAATAATAACGATGATTTCAGCCGTTTCATCATTCTGATTTGGCAACTGTACGCCGGTTTTGAAATCCTGAACAAGGATTTTGTTACCACTGCTTATAGCTTTATTCAGGACGACGGTACTGTCTGATAATCAAACCAATACATAAACAAGGGAAAAATAAATGACTTATTTGTCCGCTAAGAAAATCTACCCAGGTAACTGGGCTGAGCCCCTCAACGGCTGGTACAAGAACATTGATACCAACGATGACGGCGTAACTAACGCGACCAAGGGTGGCCCCACTTCGGTGCTGGCCATCCCTGGCTATCGCTATTTCCAGCAGCGTGGTTATGTCCCCGTGACAGCAACCTCCGGTGCTGGTGCCGTTGCCACTGGTAATGTTATTGTTCCTTCGCCGTATCGCAACGACGACACCCGTACCGACATCACCGGCATGGTGATCTCTGGTAACTCGACCCTGCCCGCTTACGTTTATCGCGCTACCATCTCGGTTGCTGCTGGCTGGGGCGATGGCCGTGTTGCTTCTGGCGTGTACGCTGCCACTGGCAACGTGATCTCCTTCTGTCGTGACAGCAGCGGCCCTGTTGCTTCCACTGGCGTGGGCGAAGCTGTGTCGCAGGCCAACCTGGCCAGCACAGTTTCTGGTACTCAGGAAAACGAAATCTATTTTGCTGGTGGCACCGCTGCTTACAGCACCGTCCCCGTCCTGACCGCTACTGGCGCCGCTGGCGTTATTGCTTCTGGTATTTACCGCACCACCTCTAGTGCTGAAACCTTTAAGGTGTTTGCTCGCGCTACCACCACTGGTACAGCCACTTCTGGCGGTTGGTATATCTCCAGTGGCGATGCCTCTGCTAACCGCACCGGCTATTTCGTGGTTGAGGTTTGTTACCTCCAGGCTGATGAAGCCCCTGGCTACGAAGATATTGACGGCTACCTGACCGGTCGCACAGTCAGCTGATTAAGGTAAACTAGGACCAGGAGTTACTTCTGGTCCTTATGCTTTATCAACACAAAAAAACAGGTGCTCGTGTAAAAATTGTTAGTGAGTGGGATCACGGCGAATGGTTCATGGTCGAAGACCAAGACGGTCGTCTTTATACCGCTTACAAACAAGAGCTTGAGCCTGATGAAGCAGCAACAAAAAAAGTTGTTGCTTTACAAGTAAAAGATAAAGCCTCTAGAGAAGAGCCCCGAGCTTTTCCACCCGATAATCGGTTGAATATCAATTCTGCAACTCCGCAAATGATTGCAGACCATATTAAAGGTATTGGTCTTAAAACTGCTCGAGAGATTAAAGATCTTCAGATGTCCTTATCGGGTGAACGATTTAACAACCTTGAGCAGTTGAAGCAAATCAAACGAGTTGATTGGGACGCCGTAATTTCAGCCGATCTAGTCCGCGTTTAACTCCTCCTCTTGTTAACAGCCCCTGGGAGACCAGGGGTTTTTTAGTTTTAAAATATAAATATGGCAAAGATTACATACCTGGGACAGCTTGGTTCTACTGGTGTATCCAGGGGTTCACATTTACATGCGTATGTTAAAAATCTTGCTACCGGCGAATACGAAGACCCAGGTATTCATCGGAGTAAATTTTTAAACGTTCGTGTTGGACAAAATCGCGTACCTAAATATATTCCAAATAATACCGCTGGTTTGATGTTAAACCCAGCGGCAGGTTTGACAATGACATCCCCTTGGGGACCGCGTAACACTGGTATTCCGGGAGCAAGTACTGATCACAAGGGCCGTGATTACGCAGGCGCAGAAGGGACTCCAATTTTTGTAGAAGGCGACGTTAAATTCACTCCACGTTCAAATGTAGGTGGTTACGGAAATTTGGCTACCTGGACCACACCAGATCAGAAGTATGAACTAGGATACGGACACATGAAAACGTTGGGAGAAGCCAGTGATTTAATGGGGTCTTCATCCGCCCCTGCGCTTGGCATTCCTTATGGTGAATCACAAGAAAGAACAAAAGATATCCTGGAAGCTTTTATGTATGGAACACAATATGATTTAAACGCTAAAGAACAAAAATCTACCGGTTCTGATTTATTGGGTGATTTAAAAGGACAGCTTGTCGCTTCTTTATTACAAGGAAAAACAGGTAAATCTTCGTCTAATTTTTTAAGTAAGTATCTTGATAATTCTCAGCTGCAAGAGCAGTACCAACAGGCTATTTTTGGTTAAGTCTTTTAAGTTTATAATTAAAAATAATGTCTTAGGTTAGTGCAATTATCTGACTTCGACAAAAGCAGGGTCAGGTATCACCTGGGCTATTTCACTGTTTCAGTGCCAGCGGGTGACTATGCCCGTTTGGAAGAAGCAATGAATACAGTTCCTGATTCGTTTTTTTATGACAAAATTACGATTCAGATCGGTCGTTGTGATACGGCTGAAAAGAAAACAGAAGTTGCCAGCAGTCCCTCAACAAGGATTGAAAGCATCATTGGTGACGTGGATCGTACCATTCGTTCCAGCAACGCCAAAGAGGCGTTGAAAGTTTGGGACGAAATTTATTTGTACGAAACAAATCGTTTGGCGCATATTTTATATGTTCCAAACTATAAAGACCCTCTTCAAGCTCGTTACCGCTATGAGCGTTCTGGTGCTGAATTTATTCAGGCACTGCCAGGTCCAGCCGATACCTCAATCGGTTCACGCATTTACTTAATGGAGAATTGGCGCTGATGGCACCCTTTAATTTCGGACAAGTTGGTAGCTTACTGTCTAAATTACCTAACGCAGCAAAGTGGGCTCTTGGTGGAACAGGAGGGACTGTATTATCTCTTTTGCAGTTAGAAGGGGATGCGCCTCAGCGCACAATGACAAGTCGCAATCCGTATACAGACACTAGACGCGGCCTGGCAAATCTTCCGCCAACCTATCGAGGGGATGAGTTACAAATGGCTGCAGCAGCTCGTGCCGCAGGCGGAGCAAGTGCAGGTGGTGGCATTGGCGGTGGCAATATGGCGAGCTACATTCCTGCAAGTCAACCATCTACATTTGGCGCTGTTTCTCCTCAGCTTGAGCGGGCATATCAAGACGAAAAGCGTCGCGCAACTCAACTTTCAGAACAAGATCCGCTATTCAAAAAATATCAAGTTGCCGATTTAACAAAGGCTTATAACGCTGCTAAAACACCAGAAGAAAAAGAAAGGCTTGGTCTTCAGATTTGGGCAACAACCAATCCTCAGCTTGCTCAAAAACTTAAGCCTGGCCAGCTTGGTTACAGCGAAGCTAACACTGCATTCCAGGCGATTAGTCCTCTTGGCCAGTTCAAACAAGCTACGGGCGACATGGAATATGCAAATAAGATTCCTGAAATGCAGGCAAATATGGCTGCGTTTAATTTAGAGACGCCATTAACTGGTGTTCAGCTTCCTCCTACTAATCAAATTGGTGTGGCAGAACAATTTGCAAGTGCAAAGCCGTTACCAGGGACAATGGAAGTGTTTACGAATCCACTTCAGTTTTTTGCACCAGATAAATCAAGCCAGACTCAGCAAGCCTTAATTAAACGTGCCTTCGAAGAAAGGTTAAAATAACCCTTTGTTAAACTGATTTTATTGGCTGTGTTTATCGCGTAAGTCCAACCTACTGGATAACTGATCTTTTGATCTACGGAGGCCAGTGTTGTTGCTTTAGTTTCATGATTCTTTGCCCTAATTTTGTTCGTCGTCTTGTTGCCAAATTAAGCGTAATCCTTGCTCTTCAAGCAGTATTCGCCCCTTGTCTTAAAGCCGAGTCAAATTGGGTAGGAGAATAAAAACGGTAAAATAATAAACATGACAGATAAAACCGCTCGTTATCGAAAATTACTTCAACAGCCTCAAGTTAGGGCGTTGTTGAATACGATTAGCTATGCGGAAGGAACTCCGGGCGAATCTGGCTATCGTACCAAATTTGGAGGCGGTAAGTTTTCGGATTTGAGCCGACATCCTAATGAAGTTGTTAAGTCTGGTAGATACAGTAGCGACGCCGCAGGAAAGTATCAATTTCTGTCTGGTACTTGGCAAGGTGTGGCCAACGAACTGGGCTTAAAACGTTTTGGTCCTGAAGAGCAAGATATCGCTGCGCTTCGGTTGATTGAACGAAGGGGTGCCTTGAATCCCTTTTTAAAAGGTGCCAAGTTTGGCACGGTGATGGATAAACTTGCTCCCGAATGGGCTTCTTTGCCTACGGCTGCAGGACAAAGTTATTACGGCCAGCCAGTCAAAAGCCTGGGTGATCTTTACAAGGTTTATGAAGAACAAAAGAAATTAGCGGTTCCGACTCAAGTTGTTGCAGCGGCTCCAGGCCCTAAAAGCTCTGTGCCTCAGTTGCTTACGGGTTTATTAGGATTGAACTTAGTTAATGACCAACCAACGCCAGCAGAAAATTTTGCGGGTGAATACAAAAAAGAAATCATTAAGAATCTGTTTCCCAATGGTTTGTTTGGTGTTTTAGGAATTATTTGACATGAATTCTTTTGCAGACATTTTTGATGGATACCTACCTGGTGAGGCTAATCTCGCCCGGTATGGTAAACGTAATGTGAACTTGTCTGCAAAAGTTAATTCTTATCGTCGTCAGTTGCAACAGTTCAACATGCTTCCCCAAGAAGATTTAAGACTTCTTCCTTCGGAACGTTTTCAAGACTTCATGGCTTTACAGGCTAACCCAGAAGCGTTAGCGCAATCACGTATGCGTTTACCACAGCTTCCCTTTGGGTCCATGCAGCAATTCCTTTAATTGATGAATTAAATCATCGGTTATAATAAACAAAAAGCTGGTATAGAGCGTGGCTTCTACTTCAACTAATAAACAACCTCTTTTGGTTGATAGGCCGTTATTTGACACGGTAAGAGTGACCACGCAGGTTGTAGGCAGCGCTAGTGCAAACACAATTTTTGTACAAGGCGGGCAAACGCCATCCATTCTTGTTGACATGGATGCTGCGTTGACGGAAGACAATAATAATGGTGGTGTCGTTGATTCAATTAAAATTGTTCGAAACGATTTTTATCGTAATGCTGATTACTCGGTAAGCGCATCTACTTCTGGCACCGTTATTTCTTTGGTTAGCGGTCAGATTGTGAATGTCACGGCTACTGGCATCCTTACTGGTAGTGGCGCGGCAAGTGGCGTTGGTTATTACACATACACAGGCGTTACTACTCTTACCGGAGTTAATACAGCAATTCATTATTCTGGTGGTTTAGCCAATGGTTTTAGTTTCACTAACGTCAGCTACGGTCAACTTCCAGCGGTATCTTTTGTTTTTTACCATACTCGTGGCACAACAATTCCCATCCCTGGCAATGGCGATTATCGGATTTTGTTTGTAAAAACAATTCCGGCTAATACACAAGAGGTTGACTGTTCTGACGTGCTGCCGGTTCTTGCGGCACCTGTGGCCAATGCTGGCAATACTACTGGTCTAGGTAACACGGCTCCCTTACGCAATAAAGGTATTTATCTTGAGCGGGGAGACCGTATTTACGTTGGTGTGTTTCCAGATGGACCTAATATTTCTGGTTATACCCCAGGGGCCCATGTGATAGCGCAGGGCGGCTTCTTCTGATATGGCGAAAAGAGGCGGAGATGTCTTTGGTTCTTTTCAAAAAGACACAGCCTACCAGCCAATTAAAGTAAAACCAATAGGTACTGAATTTTCACGCGGAAGCGTTCCGGGATCTCTTTACAGCGTTAACAGGGAGGCCGCCTGGACAAGGTGGCGCCGTGGGTACGAGATTGCTACATCAACAAGTTACGATAACGATTATGAATATCAATTTAAATACACAATTTCAGGTCAAACCACAAGCGGAGTAAATCCCAACCCTGTTATTTCAGGTTCTTTTCATGGCTTTCCAACCCGTAACAAAGAACTTGGAATGCACTGGGCCGTTCGACGATTTGCGGGATCAATACGAACTGATTACTATATTGATCCAGTGAGTGCTAATCGTTTATATATTGAATCAATTACAGAAGACACTAATTATTGGTATGTAAAATTAGCGGGAACTTGGTCAGCTGGAAATCCATTGCCGTCTCCTTTTTATATTCCAGTTTCAGGAGAACCAAACGGTTTGAAGCCTGCAAACACGGAAATTTTTGAGGACCGGGTATTAACTGTCAGTGGTGAAATTATTACTCAAGATACTATTAATCCTTTAACGCAAAAAAAATATGGTTACGTTCAGGCTGTGGTAGTTAATATTGATCAGAATACAGGCGTTTTAATTTTTAAAAAAAGCGGATCAATTTATGCAACTCCAGACGGCGCTTTGATTTCTCCTTCTCCGGTAGCGTTTGAACCGGGACGCTTTCTTGTCACTGGTTCTCGTTATTGTTGTACATGTCAAGATTTTACGCACAGAGACTATGCATTTGCCGCAACAAATGGATCGAGCAATAAAAAACAATTTCCACGTAGTAGTGTAGCCTCAATTAAACCGGGGCGATACGAATTAACTACAACCGGAGGTCTTCCCGATAACAATATTATGAGCAGTGCAGTTGTTAATAAGACAGTTGAGGTTTTTGCTCCATCTGGTTATCTATTGGACTATACAGTTACCCAAGAGTCCAAGCTTGATAATCAAGCAACGCGTGATTATCCAGGGGTTTACAGAGAGTTTGGCTCAATTTATAAAAGAAGTAATACAAACATTAACTTGCCAGGTTCAAGCCCAGACGGCATGCCTGTATATGATGATTACTTTGCAACCAATATCCAAACGGATGCAAACTCTATTGAGCAAAAAGTTATTACAGAAATTTCTGATAACTGGACACCTCTCTTGGACGAGCTTCGTTATTGCAAACATATTTACGCCCTTAAATTTAAAGACCGCGTATTTCCTCCTGAGCCATCTGATTTTCCAGTACAAATAGAAAGCATGGCGCAATGGGAACAACAACTGGTTGATGAAAGCATGAAAGACAAAACTGAATATTCAAATTTTGAAGAAACAAAAAAAGCACTTGCTTTGATGGACGTTCCTCCGTATAACTGTCAATCTCCGGCATTATTTCCAATGCTTCAAAAACTGTTCAACATTGCGACAGATCGGATTACAATTTCAAATTTCACAATGATTGACAAGAATGGCCAAGAGTATACGCCATAACTTTTGTTTATAATTACATACTGTATATTTATATAAAGCTTATCAAAGCTTGTAAAGACTTTAAAAAACTTGGTTTGCGCTCCTCGCCAAGGCTAAGGTTTTGGTATAGCAGGTCATTTAATTTAATGGAAAACACAACAACGCTCCCTACCGACCAGCAGATTGTTGATTGTTATTTTGCACTCCAACGGTCCAGGGGTTTTTCCAAAGCCTGCTGGGCGTATGGAATGCTGGCAACATATGGCATAAGCCTGGATGACTTATCTAGCTTTACTTGGAACCTGGATTTAAGTATTAAAATCTTTTCTCAAAAACAAAAAATATATCCATTACATCCTCAATGGATATATTTATTTCAGTTAAAAGAAAAGCAGCCCTCTAATATTGAGAGCTGCTTTCGTTGTATGCGGGAAAAATTAACTGAAGCAATTAGTACAAAGAAAACTACTTTGAATTTAACTGATCTTCAGTTTTCTTACCGACTCAGAAAGGCTTACTACCGGCGGCAACAAGCGGATCGGAAAAAGAAATGCCTTTCTTCCGAAGCTCTTTCCGTACATTGACGATGTTCCAGCGATAAGAGTCGCGGGAGAACGTGTCCTTAAAGGCTGCGAAATGAGGCCCAAGGCGCAGGGTGCCGTTGTCTCGCATCCTGAATAAAGACGTTTTGTCAATACCAAGGAGTTCGCATGTCTTGTTAGCCGTTAGCCAACCAGTGGTAGCCGCCATGAAAAAAGTAGGGCGTGTTCTGACCAAGGGTACCGATCAAATAGGCGCCGTCAAGAAATAGTTGCAAAAGTTCACCGACTCATTGAGTTGGGGATTTTAAAATTAGATAACAGCAATTGAAGAGATGTTTAGTAGCGCAAACGAACCGCTTGCACTGCTGATTGAATTAACTCCTAAGCTGGCCAAAAAACGTTATCGAGAATCTATTTATCAAGCCTGGAATCATTGTTGCGCGTACTGCACAGAGAGTGCCACAACATTAGACCATATTATTCCGCGTTTTAAATCAGGATCTAGCAATCGCAATAATTTAGTTCCTGCGTGTCGACGCTGCAATACGTCAAAAGCCAGTATTAAAATGGAAGACTGGTATCAAAAGCAATCTTTTTTTGAACAAAAAAGATTAGATGAACTTAAAAAATGGATGAGCCAAGAAGTTATTGATATAGTTAATTATCAGCAAAATATTTAATACAGATATGGCTTACACTTACGATCCAAAAAAGAAATCTTGGAGTGCCAAGGTACTTGAAAAGACAACTTACAATCCAAAGGCTTATAAAACGGAGTACAACGAAGAGCCAACATATTCGTACACGGTATCTGTACCCAGGACAACAACTAATTGGGTGATGACACCAGTTACTTACACCACACCAAACGGCCCTCAAACAATATATGAAAGCAGACCGGTAACAACAACAGAGTATGTGGCTGAAAACAGAATTGCAATAGATGAGAAGAAAGCCAAAGAAGCTAAAGAAGCTAATCGATTGGGACGCATTGGAAACGCAGCAAATAACGCTAGAAACAAAATTAACGGTCAAATTAATAGTCTTTATAACAAAATTGAATCAATTGTTTCTCAATTAAAAGCAAATAAATACACAACAAAAAATCCATATTTAACGGCAAAAGGAGAGATTGAAAAAATCGGAGCTAATTTAAAAAAGATCTTAGAAGAACAAAAAAATTTAATTAAAGCTGCAGGAGCGACTGACGCAGAGATTGCAAAAGAAATTTCTGATAATTTTCCGGATCAAATTATCAACAAATACGTTGATAAGGCTGGATATTTTAGAACATATTACGCCACCGAAAAAGTAACCCCTTGGGACACTGCTCTTGGGGCGGATACGCCAGGGGCGTTGCTAAAAGATAAAAACGGTAATTCCTTAGATAGTTTTGATGCTGATTACTACTTAAACAAAACGGCTTCTGGCAAAGCAGCAGACGCAGCTTATGATGCAGCAGTTAATAACGACAACCTGGATATCCTGGCGAGGTACGACAGGAACTCTTATGCCCTATGGAGCTACACGTACGTTGGCAAGCCTGCAGGAGAGCGCGGCAGCCCTGTAAGTGCTTCAGCAGAAGCAGCCGTAGAGAAAACGAAAGACTATAAAGAAGAAGTTCCAGGGAAAACGGACACTATTTATACAAACGTCAGAGATAAAGTTTTAGGTCTTGAAGAGGATGTTGAAAAGAATAAAGTTTCAGAAAATGCAAGAAACTATTATTTAAGAGACCTGGATTCAAAAATTGATAGTTTTGTAAAAGACAACTCCAGTATCAAAGAACAATGGGAGGCTGCCAAACGTCAGCTTCTTTACTCCCAACAATTTCCTAACGAACCAAAGGGAGGGTGGATTCAATTAACAGAAGCCTTAAAGCTTAATCCCAAAAAACTTTCCGATGCCACATACTTTGGAAAAGTACTTGCCTGGTCCCTGGTTAAACCGGATTACCTTTCGGATGCAGAGTATAAAACCATAACAGCGCAAAACAAAGAACTCATTAATACATTAAATCAATTCAAATCACAAGTTCAAAAAATCTCGGAGGATATTTCTGTTTACCAAACTGATGTTGAAAAAACCATCTTAGATGTAACAGGCGAGGAAGAAAAAGAACGAGTAAGCAAGTTTGGGGAAATGCGTAAAGAAGTTCTTCTTGAAGCCAAGAAGAAACTCATTGCAGCGCAAGAAAAAGAAAGCAGCCTTGCATTAATGAAAAACCTTTCAGGCCTAAATGAACTGGAAAATATACAAACAAATCTTCAGAATTCAATTCTTGGAGATTTTGATATTGGAGGCATGTATAGCCTCGGCGGCAAAAAAGAAACAGAAAATCCTTTTAAACAATTTTTAAAAGTTGACTTAGGAATTGATTCAGTTTTTGGCACTAAAAACGGATTGATCTACAATTGGGAAGACTGGTTTTATAAGGAAATTGAGAAAAAATATTCAGGCGGAATGGATATTCCAGATGATTATGTATCTCCAACTTATAGGACAAAAGCTCGTGGATACATAGATAAAGCAACACTTGATAAATGGAAAAAATATGATGATGCATATATCAAATTAAAAACAGATCCTAACAATACTGAGGCAAAAAACCTTTTAAAATCTTTACCAAAAGATTACGTCAAAGCTGAAGAAAGGCAAGAAGTTAAACAAAGCTGGTTAGATTTTGAAGCTGCGCGACTTGCGGCGGGATTTGTTGATAGTAAAACTGCTACAGCCTGGGAGGAGTATGACAAAGCCTATGACATTATCAATTCAAAAACCGTAAACAAAAATAGCGAAGAATACAAGGCGGCCGTCAAGGCCTACAACTCTCGTCCTTCTAATTATGTTGCGCCTAATAAAAGAGTCAGCTTTGAAATTCAATTAGCACAAAACTTCTTCACTGATTATTTAAAACCAAGGTTTGATGAATCAAAATCATTAAGCGAATTTCAAAGTTATCTTGACGTACAAAAAGGAGAAGAAAACATTTTCCAAACGGAAGATCGCATGACTGCATTAAAACGTGCAGCACAAACAACCATTACAACATGGTTCTCCAATCTCCAAAAGCTAGGAGCCAGTACTTTTAATTCGGACTTTTATAAAGATCCAATTGGATATTACAAAAAATACGGGGTGCGAGATAATAAGCAAATCATTTTGGACTCTACAAAATTTCAAAACTATGTTTCGGATAAATATACAAAACAAAAAAACAGTTACGACCAGGCCTGGACAGCAGCAAAAGCAAATAAGACATCTAAAGACTTTGAAGGCAAAGATATTAATTGGAACGCCTGGGCGTACTATTACAACTTAGACATCACAAAAGAATCTAACTTTGCCTACTTACATTATTTAGTACTTGGACGCAATGCTCCAAAGCTTGATGCGAATGGAAATATCATGAAAGACGCAAATGGAAACGTAATTAAAGATTCTTACGATCCGGCGCCAGATGTTTTTGGTACAGAAATAAACAAGATATTTCTTCAACAAGTATTGACTCCATTTTTAAAGAAGAAAATGGATCAGATTGGATCTGTTTTTGGCGAGTTTGTAAGGCCGGAAGAATTTGTCGATTCGTTTTTTGACAACCTTGATCTGAGTAAAAATAAAGAGGAACTGTCAAAGCTGTTTGATTTATACGGATTAAAAGAAACCGCTGATTTAACTGAGCTTAAAGAGTTAATGATTGAAGGCTTAAGTGGATCCGAAGGGCAAGATATTAGGGATAAGATTGATCAGGTTCTTCAAGAAAACGGAAAACCAACGCAGACGCAAATTGGTGTTGATTACATTCAGCGGGACAAAGAAACGGGAAGTGGAAAGGCGGCTAAAGATACTGCGGCTGGTCTTTACGGCATCTTTAAAAATGCAGGTTACCAAGGAACCGAAGATGAGTTCTATCAAGAATTTATGCCAGACGCTACCACGGAAGATATTGAACTGTATTCCATGGTCACCAACCCCGAAAAAATGAAAGATATATACAAAGTCGATCTTTCTCAAGGACCCGAAAAAGTCCTGGGACAAGTTTACAGTTTGATGGGAGAAGAACAAGAAGACATTTACTCAATGGATGCAGAAGAAGAAATTGGTACTATCCTGTCAAAGATGAAAGAGAAAGCGCGACCCTCTACAGCTTCTTTGAAAAAAGAATCAAAGATTGATTTTGGTTCTTTATTTAAATTAGAACTTCCCGAAGAAAGAGAAGAAACGTTCTCAAGTAAAATAAAAACAGGTTCCGACTTTTTAAACGAATACAAAAAGGCTGGTTCTAGTCAGTTCTCTAATGCTTTTGCGTAATCATGTCAGATAAACATAGAAAAGCTGCCGGGGCGGCGAAGAGATATCAAAAAGATAAAATGCAATGCAACAAGCCTCAGCGAACTCCAAGTCATCCAACCAAAAGCCATGTTGTAAAAGCCTGCGCCAATGGTGAAGAAAAAATTATTCGTTTTGGTCAGCAGGGTGTTCAAGGCGCAGGTAAGAATCCGACAAGCGAAAAAGATAAAGCCCGACGCAAATCTTATTACGCCAGACACAATGCGCAAGATTCCAGTCCCTCAAAACTTTCCGCCAGGTACTGGTCAAATAAGGTAAAGTGGTAGCGCCAAACTTTCTTTCCCATGGCACGACCCAAATCCAGCTCAACCATCAAAATTGAGTCTCATCCTAAAAAAACACGTCAAGGACAAGGACTGCATTCAAAGCCTAACCATGGGCGTAAAAAAACACGCGGACAAGGTAAATAAATTGTGTATGATTGGAGGTAATACTTGTTACTTTCATGTCGGATTTTGCATCTGCAATTACTTTAATTTGCAAGTACGAAGGCTTTAATGAAAAAGCCTATCCAGATCCGACGACAGGTGCTGAACCCTATACCATTGGGTTTGGCACCCAATTTTATCCAGATGGCTCTCCTGTCAAAAAAGGACAATGTTGTAGTAAAACAAAAGCTTTGGAATACTTATTCCACGAAACGCAAGTCATTGATACTCAACTGACAAAATTAAATCTGGGGCTGGATGATTACATGCGCCAAGCCTTGATTTCTTTTATTCATTCAATTGGGTGGGAAGCTTTTCTTTACAGTTCAATCGTTGATGACATTGAACGAGAAGACCTCAAAAACGCCACCCTGGAAATTGGCAATTGGATTTTTGACGAGCACCATCAAGTTGTTGGTGGCTTACTGGATCGGCGCCGAGAAGAGATCAGTTTGTTCCTGTCGGAAGTAGAAGTCAATCCCTGGGCCTCCACTGAAATTCTTTTGAGTGCATTCCGCAACTATACCGCAGCTCCTCATGAGGTAAGAGCAATTCGCACCTTGGAAGAAAAGCTGAACCCATACCTTTTAACTGAGTTTGCAAATAATTTTTGCATCAACGAAAGCTCTTGGATTTACGCTGATACAGATGAATTTGATTTCATCTATAACGCTTAGGCTTAGAATAAAAGCATTAGCCGCAGAAAACCATGGAGCGTTCAGTCCAGCCAAAAGAGTTTGAACTCCCCTTGGAATTACAATTTTCAATGCGCAAGGCTGAGCTTGTCGCCAAGGAAATGACTTGGGATCAGCTTTATAATACGCTGTTAATGCTGTACCAACAAAGAATTCTGGAATGGCAAGCTGTCAAAGATTTAATGGCAAATGAAAATATTGACATAGACTTTGGTTTTCCAACCGATTTAGAACTGGAAGAACTTGCGGCAGCTTGTGGGTTTGACTATGAAGATGATGAAGACGAGGACAATCTTCAACCGTTTTGAGCTTTATCTAATTCGATAAGACGCTCTAGATACCAGTTAGCTTTTTCAAGGGATTCAATACCGCCTTTATGGCGTTCACGCCACAGATACTTTGCAATACATCCCTTTAAGTAACCACGAAACTCTTCGAGGGTTTGCTGTGCTTCAATTGCTTCAATGCATTCGATGCTTCCGCCAGCCGTGTAGTGTGGCGGATGATTGACAACGTCAATTTCTTTTTTTTGAGTTTGATCAGAAATAAGCCAGGGGACAGTACATACTCCCCCTGGGCAATCTTGAATTATTTCAGAGTCTTCAAGCGCTTCGCTTGAATCTACCGGAGTAAACCACGGCGCTTTTGTGACATCTCGATCTCCTCCCGTGGCAATTGGTTCCCCAAGCTGATCACCAGTTTTTGGGGACGGGGCAGCGTCGATGGGTACTTCTCCAGGGCATCCTCCATCGAGGGAATATACCCAGTCATTCCGGAACGTGGACCCTCTATCTCCAAACTTTGCCGAGGACGATCTTTCTGACATGCCACTAAGCCTCTGTTGTATTGATCATACAACGGAACGTCATTCTCTTCGTTGTCTAGGGGCTGACCAAACGTTTCAATCCCAAGACAACGGCATAAAACTTCATCCTGAACAAATCGATCTAAAAAATGATCTGAATCAGAAATCATATTCATATGCATAGCCTACTGTATTGCCTCGCTTACAATGTTAACATGGCAAGATTTTATACAGGACCACAGCCGTTTCAAGACACTCCTGTAAGGGATGTGTATGACCCCTATGTGGACAGTGGTTCCTCAGGGGGAGAAGTAACAGACTTAACGCCAGAACGTAGTTACGATACGGATATTCGGCGCCTGGATAACGACGAGCAGGCAATTGCAAATCGTGCTGATACAAGGAACACCGAGATGCAACAACGCATCTCCAAGTTCACAAAAGCAGCCAAAAGTGCTGCAGCTTATAAACAAAGGCGTTCTATTGATGAGCCCACAATTGACGGGAAAACTCCAGAGCGCCCGGTAAACATCAACCCAGTTTCCCCTGGACCCTTTCCTGCGTACACTGCAATTGAAACCCCAAGTAAGGGTGACAAGCAGGGTCCAGTTGGATCAGTTAATTATGCAAGAAAACCATCGATTAGTTTTGGCCGAGGATTTGGCTAAAAATCTTGGTTTTGCATGGAATAGTATTCAAGGTCCAAGGCATCTTGTAATTGGTCAAAAGTGTAAGACAACATGTTCAAAAGCCACTGAACATTATCTGACCTAAAAGCCCCCAGGCGCCTGGAGATCTCTTCGTTTTCCTGATGGATCACAGATCGATTCAGGATTTCGAGGATGTCCATGCGTTCTTCAAGATCTTGTTCTGTAGTCATCATGCCCTCGAATACACGACTTCTTGTTCTTGATTTTGATACTTACCGGCTCGATCCTGATAGGTCACCTTGCACGGGTTGCCGCGCAAAAAGAGAAGCTGAATAATTCCTTCATTGACATAAATGCGATTAAAGAGGCCTGTCGCATTACTGATCTCCAAGGTTAAATAGCCTTCCCAGCCAGCTTCCGCAGGTGTGATATTTGCAATGATGCCAGACCTGGCGTAGGTGCTCTTCCCGAGCGCAATAACAGTTACGTCATTTGGAAGTTTCAGACGTTCTTCTGCCACCGCCAAACAATAGCCATATGGTGGCAAAAGAAAATACTGACCCTTTTCATCTTCAAGCAACTCAGAAGCATGAAGGATCTGAGGGTTAAAATCCTTTGGATCTGAGTCGCCAGACTGGACGCGACCAAAAATCAGACATTGCTTGGGAGACAACCGGATGTCGTATCCGTAAGAGCTCAGGCCGTAGCTGAGAACTTTTTTACCGTTCTCTTCTCTGACCAGATGATCCGTAAAGGGCGCAATCATCCCCTGGGACTCTGCCAGCTCTTTAATTTCTTGATCGCAAAGGATGCTCATGGAGTGCGTTAAATCCTTTTCAGTATAAAGGGTTTAACAAAGAACTCGCCCCTTAGGGGAGTAAATATCAATAAATTTTTCAATTGCGTTTTCGGTGTTTTGAGAAGGCGGCAGGTATACCAACAAAGAAGTGCATGTCTTATGTGAGCTGATGCCTTCGCTTGTATTGCGCAGTAATGTGGGCGCTGTTTTCAAAATACAAACAGGCAAATCAAAAATCTTTTGTTCATACCGGATCATGTCCGGGCAGTTGGAAAAATATAACCCTTGCTTTACGTCGCGTTTGTACCAGGATTTATACAGTTTCCTAAACCAAACGGCATGAGAAGAAACCAAGGAAGGAGAAGAAGCCCTGGTCATTTTCCACCGCTCATTTTTTTTATCAAAGAAATAAGCGCCATTTGGCGGAAACAAATAAACCCTCCCGTACCAATCTTGGACGTTTAAACCATCATCCATTGGAGTAAAGTATTTTTCCGCCTGCACATATTCATTTGCTACCTTAGAGCTGGCCACATCCAGTTCAATGCCGCCCAAAAGAGCATGTGCAGACGCAATCAAATCGTAATTGGTAATTAACTCTTGGTCTTCTTTTCTTTTTCTAATATCATGTATTGGCATCAGCTTTCGGCGGCCTTATTGTAATCAATTTCCAAATAACGGATGCCGTCTTTATCATTGATAATGTATCCAGCTTTTTCTGCGGGATCAATTTTTTGAGCAGCACTTAAAATGCGACGGAACGTTTCAGCAAGGTCGCCATTATTATCGCGTTCGCATTGCTCTTGCGCTGCATTTAATTCTTTTAACGTTAAGAAAAACATGGTCCGGTCGCTATCAGGCTGCATGCACATGACACCTGGACCTTCTGATTCCCAAAACTTGCAGTAATGTTGCCCCATGTCACCAAGAATTAACTTAATGGTGGCATCAAGCATCTTAGCCTTGGTCTCATCAAGGTCAGGGCCAATGGCAGATGCCAATAATTTTTCACGCCTATTCATGATTGAGCAATCTTTGTTTGTGGAGCGCTTCTAAAAGCTTGGGAAGGGGCTGGTAAATCACGACTAATTTACCAAGGTTCCCGCGTTTTTTAATTAGTTTTCCGTTTTCGTCTTTTAACTTATCAAATTCTCCAGATCGAATCAAATATTCAGCAACGCATCTCAAACGTCTTTTTAGCGGAAGCTCTGCCGCCGGGAATTTGCCACAAATTGTATCTGGTTTCAGATCTGCAAATGCAAGTCTTAACCTATTCGCCAAAGTCATGTTTGAATTAGCGTCTTCCTCTTCATACGTTTTTATATTTTCTAAATACCGCCGCAGACAAGGCGTGTCAAAAGAGCCGTCCGGGGGAAGAAACATTTTTACCTGTGCTGCTAACGAGGTCGAAAGCAGCTCTTCATAGTTCTCAACTGTGACTTGAGAAATGTCAATTGCGTAAAACCTATAAGCCATTCTTACAATTTCCCTTCAGTAGTCGTTACATATAATCTGGTTTTATATGTATCGTCATCCTCGATTGGACGATTTTTGGCAAAAGATTGAACAATATAATTCCAAGGAATGCGAATCACAGCTTTTTTGTTTCCATCGGGATTGATATTGACGTAATGAATCCCCTCGGTCCAACCTTTCTCCTTGTTTTTTCGGCCCATGGCAATCCAATTTCTGATCGTCTGATCTGAAACCTGGAGCCTACGGGCAGCCTCCTCTGTGGAAATGTATTCGTCAGAGAAAGACAGGGGATTCAGCAGGTCGGTCTCTCCTGATTGATAGCGGCTGTGCCACATGGCGGACAAGATATTTTTAATGCCTTTGAGCTCCCAGGCAATATCTTCAAGTCCTTTTCGCAATCCGTGATTCATGGCAACACTTTACTTGATTAGATGCTAGTCTTTTTTTAATTGTTTTGCTTAATTGTGGAAGAACAAATTTCGACGGGAGCCCCTTCGCAGGCCGGAGTCCCTGGTTCCAGTATCCCTCCCACCCAGGTGATGGCACAGCCTTCCGTCCCACCGGCATTTACCGATGTCGAGGCCATGAAGCAACGGGCTCGTGAACTTGCAATTGCTCAGTACATGGCTCAGCAAAAACCCCAGGAATCCGCTCCAGTTCCCGAGTTCAGCCCTCAAGTACCGACTCAGATTGTTTATGTAAAAAGAAATTTGACCGTAGCTGAGTTGATTTTATTTTTTGTGCTTTCGGTCGGAATTTGGACAGGCGTCCAGTTCACCTGGAATTTTGCCGTCAATTCTCTTCCTAAAATTGAAGTAAATATTAGAAAATAAGAAAGCTATAATCAAGTATAGGCATTGAAACCGTAAGTGGCAAATAGACGAATTACAGAGCTGCCCTCAATTTTGGGAGCAGATTTATCAGAGCAGGATCTTCTGACTTTGGTAAAAGTCTTTGAGGTTGATCCGACTTTAAAAAATAAGAAGATTACTTTAGAAGAATTTAATAATTATTTAGAAACCAAGTACCTTCCTTATACCGGCGGCGTAATTACAGGCCCCATTACAATCCAAAGCGGCCAACTAATCAATAGCGTTTCTGGCACTTTTTCAAATTTATCCGGAACAATTATCAGTGGAGTCAGTGGTTACTTCACAACTTTCCAGGCAACCAACGTTCTTTACTCTGGAAATAATATTTTTTCCGGAGACACAAGAACGCTTGGTTCCGGTTATTTTAGTTCCGGAATCAATGTAACAGGCACTGTTTCAGGCCAAACATTTACAGGACAAACGGCGCAATTCACTGATATTACGGGAAGCACATTAACAGTCACTCTTCCCTCTGGATCAGGAGTAGCAATCAACGTCTCCGGTTTAATTTCTGGAGGTGTGTCGGGTATTATTGTTAAAGGACCGTTTATTATTCTGCCATAATTTAGTACAATGCCGTACGGTTCTTTAAAAATTGATCGTATTATCTTTACCAGGGGCGGAACAGATTATTCAATTACTGTTTCTGGTTTAGCAGAAGCGACAACAGGAAGCACTACTTACACCGGAAACGTCTCCGGCCAGATCGCAAATTTTATTGATGTTAATAGCACAAGCACAATATCTGGTAATTTAATCACTGGTAATACTGTTCAATTTACAAATATTACCGGGGTATCGGGAACATTTACAAGCCGACTTTCTGGAAACACCGTAACAGGAGATACGCTATTAATTTCTAACGCAACTGGAGTTTCTGGCACGTTCACAACACATATTTCTGGCGCAACAGTAACCGGAAATACGGCACAATTCACAACATTAACCGGTGGTACAGGTGTTTTCACATCTACACTTTCTGGTTTGTTGATCACGGGTAATACCGGTCAATTTACAAACATTACCGGCGTAAGTGGCGTACTTTCATTTGTTACCGGAACCACGGGGCAATTTGGAACGATTACTGTCAGCACAGGCACATTTACTGCTTTTCTTTCCGGCGCTACTGTTACAGGTAACACAGGTCAATTTACAACACTTACAGGAAATGGAGCAGGTTTTACTACGCTTACAGGGACCACTACTTCAGGCGCAACGGCAAATTTTGTAAGCGGTGTTTATAGCAAAGGAATTGGAATTGGGCAGACAGCTGTTAGTACAATTACTGGTGTTAATTCCTTTTTAGATCTAAATGGAATTTATGTTCAAAATGTGTCCGCAGTAGCCGCATTAAATATTGATTGCAGCAGCGGAAACTATTATACAAAAACAATTACAAGCAATAGCACTTTCACAGTTAGCAATGTCCCAGTCTCTGGAAGAAGCTATGCATTCACAATTGAATTAACAGTCACCTCTGGAAACGTAACTTGGTTCGGCAACGTACAATGGCCTGGGGGCACAGCGCCGACTTTAATCACAGGGCGCACCCACTTGGTTTCTTTTATTACTGATGACGGAGGCAGCCGCTGGCGCGGTTCAAGCCTGACAAATTACACGACATAATATGAACCCGATTACAGCACAGTTTGTTTTTAATTCGTCTGAATCACCCAAAAACTTCTTTTTTAGCCTTGTCGGAAGACCAGATCCGACAACCGCTCCAAATTTTGCGGGTTACTTTGCGGTTAATTCAGTTGCTATAGGACCAAATGGAAATATAGTTCATGCTGGTGGTGTTTATCCAAATGCAGGAGGACAGTCTGCCGGTTATGTTTATAACAACAGAAACGATGGCAGCGTTAATTGGCAACGAGTATTAAGTACAACTTTCACAGAACCCTTGCAGTTTCAGCAGGTATCTATTGATAGCGCCAACAATGTGTATATCGCTGGATCGCTTGGCTATGTAAATGCAAGTGGATTTGGTGGTACTGAACTTTGTTTTTATAAATACGATTCAAATGGAACTTTACAATTTCAACGCAGCCTTAGAGACACAACTTTTTTTGATGGACAAAGCCCAACTATTACTCCTTGGAATTCCAAAATAGATAAAAACGACAATATTTATGTAGTTGGAGATATTTTAACAATTAACACAACTGATTTTACAAGGGCTCTTGTTTTAAAATACAATACCGCTGGCGTCCTTCAATGGCAAAGAACAATCAGGGGCCAGGGAACAACTTCTCAAGAATGTGCTGCGTATTGTCTTACGATTGATACCAGTGGAGACGTATACGTGGGAGGAAAATATGCTACTGCGGGTTTTGATACTATCGGGTATATTACCAAATACAATACAAGCGGAACAATTCAGTGGCAACGATATCTATATGACACGCCTGGGGTTTACGGTGATGTATCAGCCATGACCAATGATGCTCAAAACAATATCATTGTTGGCATGATTAACTATAGCGATCGAATGCATGTAGTTAAATATAATTCTGCGGGAACTCTTCTTTGGTCTAGAAAGTTAACAGCGCCCGCTTTTAGCGTGGGATCTGGAGAATATCCCGTGGTCACTGTTGGCGCAATAACCTGCATTACCGGAGATGGATCCACGATTGTAGTTGGAAATGTCGGTTATTCAACCCCTGGGGCCAGTGGATTAGCTGAAGATAACTATACTTGGACGGCCAAATATAGCGCAAATGGAGTTTTAGAGTACCAACGTTCTATAAAAACGTACGCAAACGCAAGTGGCTGGGATACATTCACGTATGACGCAGTTTTAGACCCAAGCAGCAATGTAATTTATCATGTGACAGATATAAGTCTTGATGATTTAGCAACAAATTACAGTAGTCTTTTAAAAGGGTTAAGAACAAACGGAGGCAATCTGGGCACTTTCCCTCTTATCACCAGCAATATTACTGTTACAATAGCAACAGGCGTATTTACAGAGGCCACGGGGGCGATAACAGCCGGAACTGTTACACTTACCGGATTAACACCTACTTACACAACAGGAACCACAACCCTTGGAACCGGGTTTGCCTCTGGGACAACTTCTTTAACTGTGTTATAAATACATGGCTTACGCAAGAATTGAAAATAATGAAATTGTTGAATACCCGTTGTATAGCACGGATATTCAACTTAGATTTCCTGAAACAAGTTTTTCTGTTCCATTCAGTCCCCCTGAAGGTTTTATTGAAGTACTTGATTCAGCGCCGCCCGAAATTAATATTTACAAACAAAGAGTCGAAGAAGACTGGCCTGAATTTAAAAATAATTTTTATCACCGAACCTGGAAAGTTATTGAGCTATCAGAAAAAGAAATTAATTTTAAAACGCAATCTTTGATTACTGAAATCAAAGGCAAGCGAACAAGATTATTGATGAATTCCGATTGGACTCAATTACCAGATGCGCCAGTAGATCAGGCAGCCTGGGCCGAATACCGCCAAAAACTTAGAAATTTAACACTTCAAGAAGGCTTTCCCTTTGATTTTGAATGGCCTGAAGCCCCATAAAGAATAGCCATTTTATAGTAGAAAAAAGCTTTGATTTATAAATATGACATATTCGTACGGGGAGGCACGATTTGACACAATAACTTTTACCAACTCTGGCGTTAATCAATCCGTCAACGTTTCCGGTTTTGTACGAAACCCGATCATCAGTGGAAACATGAATGTTACCGGTACTATTACCGGAACAACTATTACAGGCACAACGGCAAACGTAACCACAATCAACGCGGTTACTGGTAACTACACCACCAGGGTTTCTGGCGACACTGTTACAGGTAACACCGGACAATTCACAACCTTAACCGGTGATACAGCAGGCTTTACAACAGTCACCGGAACCACAATAACGGGAACTACCGTTAATGCCGCAATTGGAAATATTTCCACAGTCACTGGCGTTTCCGGTACATTCACGACACGCTTGTCTGGTGCAACAATTACGGGTGACAACGGTCAATATGCCAACATTACAGGTGTTTCTGGTGTTTTTACCGCGAATCTTTCCGGAACAGTAATCACAGGAAATACCGGAAGATTCACCGATGTAACAGGTGTCGATATTGTTGGCACGACCGAAGTCAGTGGATTGGTAGTCACCGGTAATACGGGTCGTTTTACAACTGTCACAGGCGGCACAGCAACGTTTACAACCAGTGTCTCCGGCACCACAATCACTGGAAACACTGGGCAGTTCACAACGTTAACCGGGGGTACAGCAGGTTTTACTACTGTTACAGGCGCAACAGTTACCGGAGCTGCCGGATTGTTTACCGCTATAACGGGACAGACGGTATCAGGTGTGTTATTGCATACCTTAAGTGGAGTTACATTTCCCGCTACAGCGACAGCCTCGGCAAACGCAAATACGTTAGATGATTACGAAGAGGGAACTTTCACTCCAACAATCATCGGTACAACTGCAGCTGGTGCTGGAACGTACAGTGTACAAGTTGGAAGGTACACAAAAATGGGAGACACTGTTTTTATCTTGGCCATTCTTGTTTGGAGCGCCCATACAGGCACTGGAAATATGAGGGTTGGTAATTTTCCGTTTGTAACAGATCCAACTGCAAATAATGTGCCGCCTGTAAATGTTGTTTG